CGCACACTGCCCACGCCGCCACGCACAGCCATGACCAGGGCCGCCGGCGCGTTGAGCACCATGTTGACCAGGTCGCCTGCGCTGGCCACCACCCCGGTGATGGTGCCGATGGTCCCCGTGACCAGGCCGTAAGCCCCCGCCACGCTGGATTGCATGGCGCTGATGTTGACCCGCGCGGTGTCCACTGCGGCCATGGCCTCTTCAAACCAGTTGGTGCCGCTGTCCAGCACCTCGTCCGCGGACATGCCCAGCTGGGCGTCGGTGGCGGGGGTCGCCACGGGGTAGCCACGTTCGCCGCTTTCGACAAACTGCAGATCCACCCACACGACGCCGCCCTCGGAGCGACTGTTGTTGACCGTGGCCGGCAAGGCCGTGGCCTGCATGGCGCCCCAGGTGGGCAAGATCAGCTCACCCGGCCCCGGCTCATCCAGGGCCGCCAGCAGCGCATCGCGTTTGTCCAGGCAGTCATCACCGGCCAGCAAGGCACTGACAGTGAAGATCCGCGTGACCCGCCCCAAATCCTCCGGGTAAGGCTGGTCACGCTGGACGAACTCATGCACCTGCACCCGCCGCCCGGCGGGCGAGCTGTCGCTCATGCACTCAAACGGCACACCGCGAAAGCTGGCCGGCTGCAGTTGCTCACGCCAGTTGCTCATACAAACCCCTTATCAATAAGCACCCGACAGACTGCGGTAGCCGAAGTTTTTGCTGGTGATGTCCACGCCCGGCTGGTTGCTGGTGGCAGATTCCATCTTCAAACCTGGCGGTGCGTTCTCAAACCGAACCACCATCTCGCCCTGCAGTTGCTGCTTTTGCGCTGCGGCCGCAGCAGACAGTGGCGACGTGGCAGGCTTGACGGGGCTGGTGGCTGCGGCCGCAGGGGCGGTCGCCTGGCCGCCCTTGTAGCTGTTGACCACTTCCACCGCGTTTCCGCGCACCCACTTGGCGGCATCACCAATCCAGCCGACATAGGGCTTGATGCGATCCCACATCTTGGAAAACCAGTCGACGATGGGTTCCCAGTTCTTGATCACCCAGCCCATGGGCGACCAAGCGAACACCTCTTTGAGCACAATCCAGCCCAGCTCAAACAGAGGTTGCACGAAGTTCCAGAAGCCCTCAAAGAACGGCCCCACAGCGCTCCAGTTGGCAATCAACATGCCCGCGCCCAGGGCGAGCGCGCGCACAAAGATGCCCATCGGAGACATGGCCGTTACCGCGCTCATCAGCTTCAAGGCGGCCACGCCGCCCATGACTGCCAGGCGCAACCCCACAAAGCCAACGGCCGCGCCCAGCAGGCCCTTGATTAGCCAAGGGTTGGCTGCGGCGAATTGGGATACGCCCTTGACAATTGGCCCCATGGCTTCCAAAAAGCCATTCAACGGTGGCAGCAAAGCCTCACCCATACTGATGCCCAAATCAACGATCTTTGCGTTGAACATCTTGAGTGCGTTTTCGGTAGTTGCCAGCCGTGTCTCGTATTCCTTCTGCATCGAGCCGGTGTATTTGCTGGCATCGCCCACCTTTTCAAAGTTGTCTTTGAGCAAGTCCAGCTTGGTCAGCATTGGCGCTATAGCAGAGATGCTCTCTTTGCCAAAAAGCTGAGTCAGCACTGCTGTTTGCTGCGTCTTGTCCACCTTGCTGATGGCCGTCATCACCTTCAAGATGGTGCCTTGCGCATCTTGCTGCATGCCCCTGGCTACTTGCTTCGAATCCAGGCGCAGCGCCTTTAGGGTGTCGCTCTGCGCCTTGGTGGCGGCATTCCCCGCTGTCAGGGCCAGCATGAAGTTTTTCATACCAGTGGCAGCCACCTCTTCCTGCACGCCGACCCCGGCCAGCGTGGCACCCATGGCAGCAATCTGGCCTGTACTCAAACCGGCAACCCCACCCAAGGCACCAATCGAGGTCACGATGCCCGAGATCTGCTTGGTGTTGGCTGGGCCGGTGTTGCCCAGGTAATTGATCTTGTCCGCCAACTCAACGACACCCGCCTGCCCCATGTCAAAGGCAGTGCGCCACTTGGCCATCATGTCGCCAGCAACGTCTGCCGTCTGGTCAAACGCCACACTCATCTTGATGGCGTCCTCTGCAAACCCTTTCAGCTCTGCACGTGCGATACCAGACTGACCGCCTGCAGCCACAATTTGCGCAATGCCGTCTGCGGCCATAGGCATGCGTGTGGACATATCACGAATGTCCATGCCCATCTGCCTGAATTGCTCAGGCGATTCAAAATCCACCACCTTGCGCACATCCGCCATCTTGGATTCAAAGCTGATGGCAGCTTTGGCCCCTGCAATGAACGGCATCGCGAAAGCACCGCCACCCGCTAGATCGCCCAGGCTGATCTTGCCCAGCCCAGAGTTTTCGAGCTGTTTGCGCAGAACGCCGGCGTTCTTTTGCACACCCTTGAGCATGGGACTGAGCTTGTCCACCCCGGTGATCAGGGCTTTGAGCTGAAACTTATCTGCCATGGTTGCAACTCCTTCAGCCCTTGTCCCAGATGCGGTGGGCTTGGTTCAACAATTCACTGAACTCGTCCAGCGTGTGCGCCATCACCTGTGGCGGGGTCATGCGCCACAGGTAGGCCATGTCGTAGGCCAGCTCGGTCAGTTGCTGGAGGCTGACGATGCCGGCGTCGCAAAAAAACTGCAGATCATCCAAGCCAGCTTGTTGAAGTCCGCAAGATCAATCTGGTCCACTGAGCTTTGCGGAATGCCTGCACAGATCACTAGGTACTCGGAGACCACGCCCGTATCCGGATCGAACTGCCCCGATTGATCACGCAGTCGGTAAGGCAAGCGGCCGATCTTTCGTGTCTCGGCCACCGTGGGACGGCGTAATTGCAGGGTTTGCAGATCTTCACCATGCGCTTTGATGGGTGCAGACAGAGGCACGGCCTGTGCCCCCATGATTTGCTGTGCTTCGTTCATTACAGGAAATCTCCTTCCGTGCCTTCAAACTTGATGGATGCCTTGCCTTCGTCGCTGCCCAGCGCAGGTTCATCCACCACATAGGCACCCGACAGCACATAGGTACGGCCGCTTTTGAGTTCGACCGTGACGGTCATGTTGGTGCCGTTCATGATCTTTTCGATGTTGAGCCCCTTGGGGATGACGAACTCGCCGCTCACATACGGCACGGCGTCCTCTTCCTTGAAGTGGCCCTTGATGATGGTTTCACGCTTGACCTTGGCCAGCGGGGTTTCAACGTTTCCGGTGACGACCATCTGTTCGCCATCCACCTTGACGTAGGCGGTGCCTGCTACTTTCTCGCCCATGGCGAGCCCTCCTTACAAAACAAAGCCCGCCGTGGCATGCACCAGGGCGGGCGGGGGTTGATGAATCTGGCCGTGTCGCTTACTCGGTCAGCTCGCTGTACTGCAGGCGGAACTGATTGAGCAGCGCGAACACACGCAGCTGGTTGACCAGGTCGGGCGGGAACAGCACGTCCAGGCGGTTGGGGTTGCCCGCGTTGCGCTCCACGATCAGGTTGGCCTTGAACAGCTCGGCGTTCTCGACCAGGCCCTGGTTCTCCAGGGCGCGGTACTCGGCGATCAGCTCACCACGAATGACCACGGGCGTGACGATGGCCTGGCCGGCACCGTAGCGTGTGCCATCGTTGGCCAGCTTGTGGCGCGGGTACTTGCTGGTGATGCGGGCCTTCAGACGACGCAGGATGTGGGCGCTGGTGTGCAGCGTCTCGCTGTCCAGGTAGCTGTCATCCTCGGCCCCGAAGGCGTTCTTCTGGTAGGTGGTGATGCCGCGCTCGATACGGTACTCGCCCCCTTCCACATACGCCGTGGCCACGCCACTGGTCAGCAGGGTCTGGCGCTCATCCAGCATGAAGCGCTGACCAGGCGGGGCGGCATCGATGCCGGTCAGCACGCCGGTCTGCGTGGGGCGCGCCGGATCTGCGCTGATGAACACCGCAGTGCGGGCACCGTAGGCCGCTGCCACCGTCCAGCAAGGCTGCGGCACCTGGGCCTCGAAACCGTGGGCGGTGTGGTGCGGGTCGTTGCGGGCCGTGCCAAACGCCACCAGCTCGCCCAGCGGGCCGCGCTTGGCGGTGTAGCAGTGGCCGTACAGCTGCTTGACCCAGCTCCAACGGCCCGCCGTGTCGTTCATCCAGTCGCGCAGCGTGTTCAGGCTGGCTGCATCGGTGAAGGGGTGGATGATGAATTCAAAGGGCTCATCCCCCACCGCTGCCAGGGCCGCAGCCAGATCCGGTGCACCGGCACCGCCTGTAGGCGGCACCAGGGCCAGCGCGACGCCGGCCGGCAGCACCTCGCCCCCGGCGGTGCCCAGGCGGTTGAGCTGCAGGGTGATGTCGTTGCCCAGCAGGCCCTTGAACTTGGCCGTGATGTTGACTTTGCCAGGCGTGGCGCCGTCCACCTCGGCCGTCACGGGCAAGCTGCGCGCCGCATTGATGGCGGCAGCCACGGACGCGCCCAAAGCCGCGACAGTGTCACCCGCGACCACCGCAACCTGCACACGCTGGCCCGCCACGTACAGAGTGATGACGCCGCTGGCTGTGGCTGCACCGCTGACGGTGATGCTGCCTGCTGCGGCCGCGCCGGCATCGATGTCCACGGGCAGCACCCACACGGTGCCAAAGCTGTCATTGCGCTTGTAACTGGCGTGCATGCTGTGCAGCACCGAACCCGCGCCACCGATCTCAGCAGCCTGCTCGGTGCGGCTGCACAAGGTCAGCTTGCCGATGTCCGCGTGCACGTGCCCTGCATTGACCTGGCCGATGACCAGGGTGCGCAGCGTGCTGTTGCCGCTGTTGGCGGCGCTGTTGTCCATCTCTGCGTAGAACAGAGGCACCCGCAGACCTGCGGGGATGTTGTTAAAGCTGATGCTCATTTGGCAGGTTTCCCTTTAGGAGTTGCGGTTTTGACTTCCAGCACATCGCCCTCCGCAAGGCGGCGGGTCCAGTACACGTTGCGGGGCACCTCGCAGCCTTCGGCGGCCATCAGTGCGTTCGCGCGTTCCGGGATGCGCACAGCGCGACCCTCGGCGGGTTTGACGTGCACACGTGTGCACAGGTCAGGGTTTGGGGTTGTCATGCGGCAGGTCCACTTTCATGTGATGTTCTTTGCGGCCATCGGGGCCGACGCCGTCAGGCTTGAGGTTTCTGTCCACCATCGGGTTGATGGCGTCCACGGCGATGTCCACGCCCTCCAGCTGGTTCAGGCCCAGCAGCTCGGCCTCGTGCCAGGTCTCGACCTGGGCAGGGTCGCTGCGCAGCTCCAGGCTGCCCATGACCTCCAGCGAACTGAAGCTGAAGGAATAAACCACCTTGGCGCGGTCGGTCAGCAGGAACCCGCGCCCTTCATAGACCAGCCAGTCGGCGCTGCCTGGTGGCGTCCAGCCGACCAGGGCACGGCACAGGGCCTGGCGCATGGCGGTGACTTCGTCGGCCACTGCATAGCCGGGTTCGTCCCGCTGGGGCCACACGACCACGATGTCCACTCCCTCGGTGATCTCCTGCACCAGCGCGTTGTCGTACTGCGGGGGGCTGGCCTTGTCGTCGGTGGGCACCACAAAGGCGTGCAGCCCCTCCCAACGGGCGGCTTTTTCGATGACATCCCAGTTGATGCCGGCGCCCACATTCCCGGCCAAGACAGGGCAATGCGCGCGCAGATGGGCGACGATGTCAGAGGGTTTCATGGGTTCAAATGGGCATAAAAAAACCGCCCGAAGGCGGTTTGCTTGGCTAAGAGGTGGCTACTTGAAAGCAGCCATGGCAGCACCGAAGTCAATATCGGCAGGCAGAGGCAAGGGCATCGCTGCAATGTGCTGCTGCCCGGAGAACCGACCCTCAGCAAATCCACGCGCCGTGCCGTTGAGGGCCTTGAAAACGCCAGCCTCATACAACCACAACGACAACTGAGAGTTACCACCCAGTGTGCGGTTCTGGCAGACTACGTAGATGCGCTGCGCAATCTGTTTGTCACGACAGTTGACTGCCCCACCCGCGTAGATCTTGGCGTTGATGAAGGACAACGTGATCTTGTCCATGTCAGCAGATGGCACTCCAGCTGCATGCGCAGAAACGGACATGAGGGCTGCTGCAAAGCAGAGCCCCAATTTGGTCTTGAACATAGGTCTCCTCGGTAACAACCGGGGAATCCTACCCGAGTGCTTTTGCAAACCCAGCCCGCAAAACCGCGCGCACCCGTGCGTCTTCGTCCTCCAGGGCGTCGGCGATGTAGTTGGCACGCGGTGCAATCCGCCAGCCCCCAGCCTTGCGAGCAGCTATCAGCGACTGCCGCTCGCCCTTGGCCCGGCGCTTGCCGCCCGTACCCTTCACACGGCTGCCCTGCTTGACGCCATAGTGCAGATAGGCGGGGTAATACTCCGCCATGCCCGCCGTTTTGTCCGGCATGACCTTAACCATGAAGCCGCTGCGGCTGACACGCGCATTGATGCTGTCGCGCAGCACACCCGTGATCCGGCGCGGGTAGTTGCTGCCCGCACCCGACAATCCCAGGTTGAGCTGGGCTCGCTGGCGCACCAGCTGCCCTGCCTTGCGAAACGCAGCGCGCACCTTGCGCTTGTCAAACGCATCGCGGTGGAACTGGTCGAAGCCCTCGACGTGAACATGGGCGGCAAGTGTGGCGCGTTCTGTCATTCCAGTTGCTCCACTTCGATGATCGTGTAATCACTCTCACCAGCCAATGGGGCACCCCGCTGCACACGGTAGACATGCTGCCGATGCACAATTTCATGGCTGTCAGTCACACCTTCAATATGGCGCATACACACACGATGCGTAATAGCCTTGTCGGTTTGCGCTGCGGCCGTGTAAGTGGCGGTGCCTACTGGATCAATACGCGCCCAGCGCATACGTGGCTGGGTGTAGACGCTGTCCACGCCTGCAGCCCCCACAGGAATGTCTGTGCGCAACCGGATCAGCACCCGCTTGTTCAGCTTCTGGCTGGGGGGATTGCGCAGGGTTTGAAAGCTGGTGACGGCCACAATCACACCCCCTGGTTGCGGTGACGGCGCAACATGCCAAACGCACGGGTGCGCTTAACTTCTGCGCCTTCGTCGGTGTTGCTGTGGACGATGGCGTCAATCAGCAACAGCTGTGCAGCGATGATGTCTGGCGTGCACACGATGCCGCGCGGATCCTGCGCCTCTTCGCGGGCCTGGGCATCCGCGTAGAGCTTGCCATCCAGGAAAGCCTCTGCCTCGGCTTTGGCCTGGGGTATGGCATCTTGCACGTCTTCCTGCAGATCTTCGTCAATCCGCAGGCGGCGCATGGCTTGCTCCATGGAGGGGGCTGTAGTGGGCACAGGATGCACCTCATCCGGGTTGGTCGATTCCGCCATGCTCAGCCCTTATCTGGCGTATCCGCAGCACCAGCCCCCGAAGCGCCCGAACCATCCACCGCACTATCAGCCGGAGGTTGCTCGCCGGGCAGCGCGGAATCAACTGCTGCTGCGCTGCCATCTACCGCATTGCCCACCAGGGGCTGACCACCTGGTAGTGCCGCATCACCAGCTGCACCACCAGCTACTGCACCTGCAGGTTTGGTAGTACGTGGTCCTGGAGTTTCACGGCGTTTGGGCTCAGCACGGCCAGGCTGTCGCGCTGGGGCAGCTGGTTTGTTCTCACTGGGAGCCAGCATCCCCAAACGCAGGTATTCAGCAAGGGTTGGCTTATCCAGATCTGTCGGTGCTGGATCGTTACGGCGAAAGCGCTTGTTACCACGCAGGAAGGGCTTGGAGACGATCAGATCGCTCATGGTTATTCCTCACTTGGGTTGTGAAATACAAAAGGCCGGCACAAGGCCGGCCTTCTTGCCTGTCGGTTCGACGGATCAAGCGCCGTTCAGCGCACCAGACACCAGCGCCTGGGGGCGCTCCACGGTCAATGCCAGGCGCTCTTCGCACAGCACGGCCACCATGTTTTCCACGAAGAAGCCCGCGTGCTGCTCTGCGATGCGCACCGTCACCTGCTCGCGGTCGTAGATGGTTGCGGCGAAAGCGCTGCCCGCCAGGAAGTCGCCAGCGTCCATCGCGTGGCTTTCCACCACACGCTTGCCCCAGATGCGGGGTGCAGCACCGTCGGTAGGCGTGCCGAAGATGTAGGCGCCATCGTTGGTCTTCATCATCTGGATGGCTGCCCAATCTTCCAGAGACAAGGTTGCGAAAGTGGCGGGATAGCCAGCCTTCGCTACCTGCAGGAATGCCCAGCGCAAATAGTCAATCGCAGTGTGGGCTGGACCACCAGCTGGGGCGGCAGGCATGCCCGCGGTGCTGAATGCGGTAGCCTGAGGCACCAAGCCCAAGAGGTTTTGCCCCGTGCCGTCGCCGAACAACAGCTGCTCGTCTTCCTTCAGCAGCAGACCGTAGCGCAAGCGGGTGTCGATAAAGCCAGCCAGCTGAGGCAC